GACAAGCGACGCGCTTGCAAAGATGGGCGATACCGACATGGCCAAATGGAATAAAGCGCTGGTACGGGCACAGAATGCCGGAATTAAGTTCGGCAAAGCGATCCTGCCGGCAATAACGCCAATGGTTGAAAAGCTGGGCAATGCGATATCGAAGGCCGCTGACTGGTTCAGCAATCTATCGGAAGGCCAGCAGCAAATGATCGTAAAGTCGCTCGGAATAGCAGCTGCTGTCGGTCCGGTAATGTCAATACTCGGCAAGGGAGCGACGACTGTAGGCGGCCTTCTCGGACACGTTTCCAAGTTAGGAAAGGCCATGGATGGAGGGCTGAAATTCGGTCAGGCGCTCACTAAAGTCTTCCCGGTATTCGGCAGAATTGTTGGAGTCGGCGGAAAACTGTTCGGCGTTATCGGCAAAATAGGTGCCGCGATTGGTCCGACGGGATTCCTTTTTCTCGGGATAGCCGCGGCGGCTATGGGCGCAGCTGTCCTGATTTACAAGAAATGGGACAAGATCAAGCCGGTCATCCAGGGCGTAATTGACAAGGTGAAGTCGGTCGGAAAGTGGTTCGGAAACCTTAAGTCAGCTGCAGGGGACAAACTCAATGCAGTCAAGACCAAATTCGGAGAGCTGAAGAGTAAAGCCGGCGACATGAAAAACGGCATAAAGAGTAGGATCAGCTCGATAAAAGAGTCATTCGGAAGCATGAAGTCCAAGGCGGGCGATCTAAGGAATGGCATCGCATCCAGATTTGATGCTATGAAGGAAAAAATAGGATCCTTCAAAACCCGCACGGGTGAAGCGATGCAAAATGCCGGCGCGAGGATAAAAGCGTTCATGGCATCCTGCCAAAGCTCCACGTCAGGAGTACAGGGGTATCTCGGAGGCTTGATCAATTTCGTCAAAGGCGTGTTCACGGGCAACTGGAGATCAGCCTGGAACGGAGTGGTACAGGCATTCAGCTCCGCGTTCGGCAGAGTAAGAAGCATAGCATCAAGCGCGCTCGGTGCAATATCCGGGCTTGTAAGCAGCATAGCAAGCAAGGTATCCGGCTTGATATCCAAAATCAGCAGCGCAAAGAGTGGAGCAAGCAGCCTTCCTAGTACGGTTCCGGGCAATGCGCTGGGAACGTCTTACTGGAAAGGCGGATGGACGCGAATCAATGAAAAGGGCGGTGAGATCCTGAATCTTCCTAGAGGAACGCAGATCATCCCTCACGATGTATCTATGGAAATCGCAAGGAATGCAGGAGCACAAACCGGATCCAGAAGTATCACCATCGCGAAGATAGCCGATACTGTAACAATCCGCGAAGAGGCCGACATAAACAAAATAGCTCAGGCTATTGCCGAAGAAATCGAAAAGGTGGAAGGAGATGTGGTACACGATGCTGCATAAGAGAAGCCAGGCCAAGAAAATCAGAGTGAGCTTGTCAAAACTTGACGAACTGACACCAAGGCAGATAGACATGATCGTAACTGCGGTCATGTCTATGCCTGATTCAGCAATAGAAAAAGTTGTATCTCAGATAGAAAAAGATCCTGCGGGCATCCTGAAAGATATCAGGGTGCCCTTAAGGCGTTATTGACGCGGGAGGCATCATGAATACAGTGAAGGAAATTCAGGTCTACATTGAAGAGGCAGAAAACAAGAGCAAAAGCATCCAGCTTCCTGTCGTGCCCGCGTCTTTCATGATTGGCGATGGGCAGAACAATGTAGTGGTAAACATTACATCGCTCGGAGAAGCAAACCTGCCGGGAAAAAAGGCGCTGAGAGAACTGACGCTGAACAGCTTCTTTCCGAATCAGGATTACGGATTTTTGGTATGCAAAAGGAAATCGAATCCATATGACTATATAGAGTGGCTAAGGAAGCGCAAGAACAATGGAACCGTGATGCGCGTGATCATTACCGGCGCGGATATCAATTTCACCTGTTTGATCGAAAAGCTCGAATACGGAGAAGATGACGCATCAGGCGATGTGAATTACTCAATTGCGCTGAAAGAGTACGTCAAGCTGGTATCGTCAGAAAAAAAGTCGTCTGGAGGAAAATCCACAAGCTCCGGACGAAGTAAAAAGGCAACGCCAAAAACCTACACAGTCAAGAAAGGCGACACGCTGAAGAAGATCGCAAAGAAGTATCTAGGATCGGCGTCGAAATCAAAGTCGCTGTACAAAAAGAATAAGAAAGTTATCGAGAACGCCTTCAAGAAGTGGAAGAAAGCGCAGAAGAAAAAAGGTAAGAAGGTAAAGGCTAAGAATTCACAGAATGGAAAGTATCTGATCAAGGGGACTAAGCTGGTGCTATGAAAATCAAATGGAAATCAGGCTCAAAAGAATACTGGATAACGGAATTCGTGACAACTGTAACCTGGTCCGGAGCCGACACACAGGCGTCAAGATCCCTTGAATTCGAGCTTGTAAATACGCCTTATGACAAGGCAACAAAAGTCCCTGCCCTGAAAGGCGGGGACATTATTACATTCTACGATGACAGCGGGACGGCAAGATTCACAGGCAGGATCACGAATAAAACCAAACTGTCAGAAATCGGAACGAGGCAGCATACGGCCAGGGATTATATGCACAATCTCGTACAGTCGAAGGCGTCATATATATTCAAGAAGAAAACGGCCGAATATATTACTCGAGCCATATGCAAAGATATGGGAATCACGCCCGGCAGCATAGTAAAGACGAAAAAGAAAATAAAGAAGTTCATGGTGCAGGGCGAGAGCGTTTACGACATCATCAACAAAGCTTACAAAAAGGCGAAGACCGGCGCGAAATATTTGCTGGTCATGAATGGAACAAAACTTGCTGTAGTAAAGCGCGGCGGAGCCATTACAGGCTTTCACCTTGATAGCACAAAGGACATCATCAATATGGAGTTCACTGAAAATGCGGACTCAATGATAAACCAGGTCGCTATCTACAACAAAAACAACAAGAAAATAGGCGTGGTCAAGAATGCTGACTGGATAAAGCTGTATGGCATCTATCAGGATGTATTCGAGACTGACGAGAAGAAAAAGAAGGCAACAAAGGCAAATAAGGCAGAAGCAAAGAAGCAGCTGCAGGGCGTCGAAAAGAAAACCACATGTGAAGCCATCGGAGATATCAGATGTATATCCGGGCGGGCGATCACGATCCTTGACCGCGCTACAATGACCAGTGCGGAATTCTGGATAAAGTCAGATAGTCACACATGGGAAAACGGCGTGCACACGATGACGCTCGAATTGTCGTTCAAGGCGGCAGTCAAATCAACGATAAATACTAGCAGCAAATCCAGCGGGGCAAAGACTCAGGCCGGGAAGACCAACTCGAAGTACAAAGCTGGAAAAGGTAAACTGGGCTGGCCTTGTAACGGAACTGTCATTAAGAAGTTCTCAAATGCTAAAGGCAAAAAGAAACATCTGGGAATAGACATTAAAGTAGCATCCGGAACGCAGATCCACGCCGCAGAGGCTGGCACCGTCGCGGGTGTATCGAAAGACAAGGCACTCGGAAAGACTGTAACTATAAAGCATAAGAACGGAATGAAGACTATATATGCATGCTGCAGCTCTGTCAGCGTGAAGAAAGGCCAGAAGGTCAAAAAAGGAGCCGTTATAGCAAAAGCAGGATCGTCCGGCAGCGAAGCAAAAAAGGCGCAATGCCATTTCGGAGTCAAGAAAAACAATGCATGGAAGAATCCGTTGAGCTATGTGAAATAGGAGGCAAAGCATGGGAGGCAAAGCAAATCCATACGGCAGACTGGTGGCTGCTATGGGCAGAGCCGGAAAAAAAGCAACTGATACGGGCGAAGGCTTCCTGATTGGCGAAATGCTGACAGGAGCACAAATCAAGGTCGGAGATCTCATACTGGCGCGCGACGACTATGTGCTGCTGACTAATGAGATCGAGATCAACGGCAAGGTAATGAAGATACCGTACAAGAAACGGCAGTCTGTGACGATAACTGATTATCACGGCACAAAGGCAACGATTGCCATACCTCCGCTGAAAAAAGGCGATAAGGTGTTGTGCTATCAGATCAATGACGAAGAATTTGCCGTATTCGGAAAGGTGGAATAATGGCTGATGAAAATGTACTCGTTTGGGACGGAATAGAACAGGAAGCGGAATTCGATTTCGATGAAGAGGGCGTCGTAGAAGATGCGGAGCCATTGGAGAATGAAGAGGATGACGCGCTGCCGGTAGAATTCGGCGTCAACTTCACGACCGGATTGATGACTGGCGGAAAGGTAACAGGCCTTGAAGCAATAAAAGTATGGGCATGGAACGCACTGAAAACGGCCAGATATCGATATGAACAGTTCACATGGGATTATGGCTCAGAGCTTGAAAACCTGATCGGACTATCTCAGAGGCCTTTTGAATATATCGAGAGCGAAGCAAAGAGAATGTGCGAAGAATGCCTGATGCAGAACAGGTATATCGAGGGCATAGAAGATTTTGACTGCATAATGGTTCAGAATGTTCTTGTATGCTCATTCACAATAGTAACAACGTTCGGGGAGGTGGAATCTAATGTCGCTATATGATGACAGAACATTCGAGAACCTGCAGGCGGAAATGAGAGCGGATCTGTCTGCAGACGTAGATCAGCAGGAAGGGTCCTTCATTGATATCGCGCTCGGGAAACAGGCTGTCAGACTCGAAGAGGCATATGAGAATCTTGATTATGTCTACGACAATATGTTCTGCGATACACAGGACAGGGAGCACTTGATTGAGTCGGGAGCTGAGGCAGGGCTTCTGATCGATGAGGGATCGCAGGCTGTAGTCCTTGCGACTGTAAACTGTGAAGTTGAAGAGGGAACCGTATTTACGGCGCTCGATTCCGAATACAACTATGAGACCGGCGAACTTGTAGGCCGCATCGATCACGAGACTGTAGACGATGACGGAGAGCCGGTCGTTTTGTCGTATTACCAGTACCAGCTGATAGCGGAAGATGTCGGAGTCGAGCCTGGCTCATACACCGGAGACATAGAACCTGCAGATTTCATGGATGACTTTGAAGAAGGCTGGATAGTAGGTTTGATCACAGCCGGAGAAGATGAAGAGGACACAGAAGCCTACAGGGAAAGGCGTCTGCAGTGGTTCCAGACAAAAGCCTGCGCTGGCAATCGTGCATATTACAAGGAAGTCATAAAAGACCTCGACAATGTGGGAGGCGTCAAGATGCAGAGGAGACAGACAGGTTCCTCATACATAGAAGCATATATACAGAATGCAGAATATCGCGCAGCACCCGCGGCACTGCTCGCTGCTGTGAAGGCTGCAGTGGATCCTACGGAATATACAGGTGAAGGCTACGGACTTGCGCCTATAGGGCATCAGGTCACGGTCCATTCAGCTTCAGAAACGACTGTAAACATAGCTGTCACACTGGTCCTTGAAAGCGGTCTCGAATATGAGGATATCGCCTCTCAGATGAGAGCTAAGTGCGAAGAGTACATATCCGGTCTCAGAGAGGTCTGGGAAAACGAATCATATCTCATAGTCAGGATATCCGGACTCGAGACTAAGATCCTCGAGATAGAAGGCGTCCACGATGTATCACTCACGATAAACGGCTCGGCTTCAAATCTGCAGCTGGGGACATACGCCATCCCGGTACTTGGGACCGTAACAGGATCGGTATCGAGCTAGGAGGTGCACCATGGCAGAATTGAGAACGATAGAGCTTCCGCCGCACCTGGAAGCCATACCGGAATTCAGTGAGATAGACAGAGTCAGCGATATCCAGATGCTTAAATTCGAGCAGGCGCTCGAGGACCTGGAAGATGACATCCTGATTTCTACGTCCACAGAGGAGGGGATCGCAAGACGGGAGAAGATATTAGGCATCACGCCACTGGATACACAGAGTCTGCAGCTTCGCAGAGATAACGTAATGCTCGCATGGTTCGACGTCTATCCATACACCAGGCTCGACCTGCAGAGAAGACTCGACCTTCTCTGCGGCGAAGGAAACAGCACCGTCGTGTACGATGCCTCAGCTCAAACCATGGAGGTACGGATCCTGCTCGTCACCAAAGAGAGAAAATCGGCCATCGAAGAAATGCTGGAGAGGATAGTTCCGCTGATGATCATCTTCCACGTAGAGATCTTGTATCACTGCTGGGATGAATATAAGAGAAAAAAGACATGGAATGACATGAAAACAAAAACATGGGAGTTTGTAAAGGAGGGAGTTGAATAGTGAATACTACAGACAATTACGGACTAAAGAAGCCGGAATACAGCGACTATGCGGATATCGAAATCCTGAACGAGAACTTCGATACGCTGGACGAAGAGCTCCATAATGCGGCCGTTGAGGCGAGCATGGACGCGAGCACAAAAACCGTCCTGGCTGATCTCGGTTGGAGCGAAGAGACTCTGCAGAAAATAGGATCAGCGATCAAATTTTTTGGACAGAAACTTGGAGCAAATCCATCGACACTCATTACGAGCGCGAAGACCATAGTCGGATCCATCAATGAGATATGCAACAATGTCATAGCAGATGGAGCCGGTGCACATAATGCCATATACAGAGGCAAGAGCCTCGGCACCAGCGTATCATCGGCACAGTGGACTGCCATCAATAACGGTAAATTCACAGACATGTTTATAGGTGACTACTGGACCATAGGCGGCAAGGTGTACAGGATCGCTCATTTCGACTACTGGCTCAACTGCGGAGACACAGCCTGTACCAAACACCATATCGTCATCGTCCCGGACGCGAACATGTACAGTGCGC